ATGGTTAAAGCCTTTATTCTTTCCAAGCGTAACAACGCCAGGGGTTTCATCTGTTGTGTACGTACCGTTAGCTAGTGGTATTACGATTAAAGCCATTTTGTTCAATCCTTTCGTTGAATGAGCATGGTAAGACCTCATAGCTTAGGTTTGCTGTCTGGGTCTCTCCGTTGTTTTTTGTAGCCTTTACGCATACAGCATACGAGCCTGATTTACTGAAAGTGAGGAGCGCTTCAGTCTTTTGGCCTACTGTATTTATATTTGATATGTCTATTGTCGGATTATCAGAATGCCAGGTTATAGAGGCAAGTTCTGATTCTGTTGCAAATGATGAAAAATCAACCTCTGCTATTCTCGCATCATCAACATAAACTTGGATTATTTCATCGCTGTCTTGAAAAACAGATTCGAACAAATACTCATAGCACCTTGTAGAGCCTGCCCCTAAAGGCTGGCAAGGGTTTGATACATATTGAGGTGGGTTTGTGTTAAGTAGGTCATTATATGACTCCTTGGCCCTCCCCATTTGCTCTCCGCTTAGGATGATAGAGTACACAGAAGCCATTCTGACAGAAAGGTTGGAGATTACCGCCTCTTCGTCATAGGCAGAAACGCCAGAGTCTTGAGTGGGAATAGGTGAGGTACTGTAGCTGTAGTTAATAAATACATTCTTATTAACCCATCCAGATACCATGCGCTCAAGATTTGAAACGGAGCTGCTAAGGACATCTGAATCAACAGGTGAGTCAAAACCTATGTCAAGCAGCGATTCCGTTGCCAGTTCACCCTTAGTCTTCGCCATCTTCGTTAGCTTCCTTAAGCTCTTTTAATTGAGCCTTAAGAGTTTCAATGGATGATCTTCCGCCAGGCTTTCCACCAAGCGACTTAATCTCTTCTCGTATGGCTTTCTCTTCACTTCCGCCATCAACGCCGAACTCTTCTACAGATTTTTCTTTAAGATCATTAACTGATTTTACCCAGCCAACAGCCTTATATGAAGCAAACTTTCTAGATTCAATGCACTTTGCATCATAAGAAAGACCGCCTTCTGTTTTGTACGGGCCGCCAATTTTAAAGATATTAATCACTAGTATTTCCTTTGGTATCTTAAAAAAGGGGCCGAAGCCCCTATCTTTAGTTAGTCGATCAGAACGCCAACCTGATTCGGAAGCCATACTTCCAGATCAAAGAACACTACAACCTTCATAAACAAGGTTTCAGCATCTGGATCATACCAGTAAGTAAAGCGCATTGGTAAACCTTGCTCAGTAACAGCTTGAACAGGCTCAACACCACCTACAGGCTCAGTAATTGGCAGGTTGCCAGGAATGATCTTAATAGACTCATCTGCCCAGAAGATAGATGGGTTTGTGTCAACATCATTCAGGAAAACAACCGCAGCGGTTGCAGAGGCAGTATTGACAACACAGTTGCGGAACGGGCCAGTAGTAATGACAGCAGGAGAGATAACCGCGTTGGTGCCGTCTGTAACACTAATAACGGTAAATGTCATCAGCTCACTGGTGTCTTCTCGTACTTCTGGATTCAAGCGATTGATACCAGCAATTGTAAACTTGTCGCCCGCCTTCATGTCAGTAGTCGTATTAAACGTCTTAGTCATCTGGCGGTTGTCAATGTAATTACCATTGGCGTCTTTCGTTTGAACTGTGTAGTTCTGAGAGGTGTCAGTGGTAACACCAGTAGCGGCGGCAGCTGTCAATGTCTTGCGATAATCTGCGCGCATTGCCATATCAAAGCCAGCTACCATATTAGGGATAACTGAACCTTTATAGGCGCTGTCAGGAATACCACTTGAGAAGTTGGCCGGGTTGTTAGCCAGAGTATCTGACAGGTCTTTATAATGCGGCAGCGACAAGAAGATATTCTTCTTATACATCGACAAGCCATTATCCATCATCAAGACTTCAGCAGCGGATAAATCAGACTGCAAAGCGGTGCCAGGTGTGGCAAGCTTTTGTACCATTTGAGCGCGATCGATTGCTTTCTGATAGCAGTAGGTATCAACTCGGTTTCGAATCTCGCGGGCAAAACCTTTAACAGCCATGCGGCGCAGTCGAGGATCGCGAAGCTCTTTGGTTGTGATGCTTGATTTGATGTTGAATGACTGGTTACGGCGAATTGGAATCAGTCGATCTACCAAGTCTTGAACATCAGAATTGTCACTTTGTGACGTAAATCCGCTAACAGCTTCAAAGCGATATTCTTCTGGAACGTATTCAACGTCTTCATAACGCTGACCTTCAACATCGCCCATATCAAATACAGGCAACATCTTAGACCAAGAGGCCATGATGTCATTTTCTTGTACAACCTCATCAACTAAGGTGTGCACGTCTTGGATTAATTGGTTAGCCATTTTAAATTACCTTTTAGTTGGCTGCACTTTTCTTGCTTTTTGCTCTCAATGCTTGAAGCGATTTGTAATCATCAGCAGATTTGCTTTCAATCCACTTCTGCTTGGCTGCCTCAATCTGAGCAGCCATGGAGCTAACATTTCCAGTGCTTGTGATTTCGGGTTCTGGTTTTGTGTCAATCTTCTGCCGCTTAGTAATTTTTACTTTCGCAGCAGCTTCTTTTAAAGCACGCTTTAGAACTCCATGAGACTTGGCATTCATTACCCGGTCTAGCGCCCCAGGAACTTCGGCAAGACCGACAACAGCTTGTGCATAGTCGATTTCTTCACCATAAGTTAGGTCAGCTAATTGATTCATTGCAGCGGCAATATTGCTTCCACGATCAGCAATCATGGACTTAAGCTTTTGCTCAGAATCATCATATCCAGGCATAACCGTCTTCATCTTTTCAGCCGATTCAATGGCAAACTCTTCCACCTCATCAGCTAATGATTCAACGACATTCTGATTAGGCGCTTTCTCAGGCTCTTTCGGGCGCTTAGCCTCCCACTCCCGCAACGCAGAAGCATAACCCTCTGGGTCATACTCAAAGTCACTAGGATCAGGCTTCTTTCCCGCTGTCACCTCAGCAATTACCCGCTCAGCTTTTGCCAAACGCTCTTCAAGTTCTTTGTTTTTAGCTTCGGCCTTTTCACGGGCTTCACGCTGTTTTTTCATCTTTTCGTGCTTTTGCCGTGCCATAACCTTGTAGTCAGGCTCAGCTTCTTTCGCCTCTTGTTGCTGGTCGGCGTCAATCTCAACAATTACTTCCTCCTCAAGGTTGTCAGCAGCTTGTGGCTTAGCCCCTGATTCCTCCGTATCGCCCGCCACAGGCTCTACAGGTTTTGATTCTTCGGCAATGTTTTGATTAATAAGTCCAGATTCACCCATCATTTTCTCCGTAGACGGTAACGTAAAATCATTCATTTTTGGCATGAATGGTGGCCATAATTAGAATTTATAATAAATCAAATGAATATGCAAACGGTGTGCATTCATGTTGTGAATATAGATAGGCATTAAAAAGCCCTCACTTGGAGGGCTTGGGTTGTTACTGCTTTATGACTATTGAAGAGTCGGACTGAATGGACAAAACAAAAGCCTCTTTAACTTCACCATTGGTTCTGCTCCTTACAATTAAAATTGGCTCTTTTCTAGCCTGCTCATACACCTTTTCAGGATTCCTGGCAAACTCGCTTGCTTTAGGATTTCATAGTATTCACCCGCTATAGCCAGTACATGTTTTATCGATGGTATAAATCCTGACTTCATCAAAAAAGAAACAGTTATTTTTGTCTTATAATTGACAATTGCCGTTATTGAATAGCTATCTCCATACCATCGAGAATGAGCGGTATTGCCATACCAAAACACATTAAAAATAGGTGTTTTCTCGTTAAATTGCACATCATTAGCCTCTATTGACTCTTCTACCTTGGCCATAATCGCAGGTTCTATGCTGTCGTATATGTTTTGTAGTCTCATTTAACCACCTTAACCACTTTAAGAACTGGAGCGGGCTTCTTGCGCCCCGTCTTCTTTTTCTTATTCCAGTGCATTTTTCCATCTGGAGATATATTTAGGCCTTCTATAGTTACTTTGTCTCCAACCTTAATTTCATCGCTCATAGCTTTGTAACCTTATACGACTTAATTGGATAAATTAGCCGAGTCACATACTCACCGTTTCCAGATACTACAAACTCTCTGCCTTGATCCCTAAGAATACTATTGGTATTAAAGCCCCAGAGTTTATAGTCTTCTTCAGAAAAACCCTCCTCTTTGTAATCAAGATTCTCTTCAACCTTAAAACCCATGGCATCACACATGGCCATAAGAAGCTTCATTTCATCACTTGTTGCATTATTTGTTTTATTCACAGCTATCTCCTTATTCAATTAACACGAATAAGATAGTAAAGATAAAGGGCTATGTAAAGCCCTTATTGTATCTGAGTAAACATCTGCTTGGCGTTGTCTATTTGCTTTCCTGCTGTTTCAGCTTGAATCTTAGCAATGTCAAACCCGGCTTTTTGAGCTTTTGTTACAGCCTCCAGCCTCTTAGTTTCAGCATTGAACTGATCAACCTGCTTATCAAGCAGCTCGGCATTTGCAATCTTATCCTGAGCAACGGCAGCGATCATGGCCGGATCCTGCTGTGCTTGCTGCTGAGACTGAATCATCTGCTGAGCAATCATCATTGCCATTTGCACATCTTCAGGCTCTGTTATACCAAGGTTTTCAATAGGATAGCCAGCCATTAAGAATTGCAACGATTGAGAGACAAGGATCTGAATCTCATTCATCCTGGCGATCTTTCTCATTGCTTGAGTACCTTCACCAGTTGTTGATTGAATGGCTGTCATTAGTGCCATTTGCCCAATTGGCGTATCTGTGCTGGCGTATTGAAGCAGCTCAATCGCGCTCTGTCGCTCAGCGTCCTTCTTGGTTTTGTATGACTCGCCCTGCTTTACGCTAACGTCATATCGACCGCGAGCAGAGTTAACATTCGGCCCGTAAACCTGTGTTTTTGGATCAACACCATATTGCAATGTCTCTACAATCGCATAACCACCATCCTCACGCATTGTTCTAATTGATCTAGGATTGCTAAAGTAAAGTTTCTGAGCTGCTGGAATCCATACATAACAAGCATTTCTAATTGAGTCAGAGGCGTTTGTAAACAATGGAAGGAAGGCGTCATCTGTTCTTTCGTTAACCTGCCTGA